GAGTATTACGGGCCGCTAGGATATACGAACCATTATTTAAGCGGAACTCACCAGACTGGTTAGTAGCCTCTGGAACCCATTGGTAAGGGTTTTCTTGATCAGACCAACGTACCAACATCCTGTCAAACGGGGTATTCGCATCACCTGGGTCATAACTATTTGCCCCCATTGCAATAACAAAGCGCTGAATGGCAGAAGCTACAATTTGAAAAGTGGTTGTAGGTACAAAAGTGCCATCAAAACCAGCGGCTGTGGATAATGTGCTTAAATTTTGAGCACGTACAGTTGGTCCTAGGGCATCGAGCCAGTAGTAAATACTACCGCCACGAGGAGCAATTAACAGGTTTTCACCGAAGTTATCGTTTGACCAAAGACGTAATTGGTCACCGACTGTCACGTTAGTGCCCGAGCCCCACGCTCCACGGCCCCAGAAACCTGCACCCCAGCCGTTACCAGCCGTATACACAGTGTTACCTGTTTGGATTTGGTAAGTGGCTATTACAGCATTTCCACCATTTCCTGTGTCACTAGCGTCGGCTAGGACTTCAGCACCTGGTAGTTCAACAAAAGACACAGCACGAGCATTGATAGTGTATGTATCAACATTCACGTAAGTAATTTGATATTCTTGATTAAGGATGGCAGCGGTAATGTTGCCACCAAGCCCTGTAGCCCCTGAAAAGGTTACAAAGTCGCCATTATTAGCGCCATGCCCTTCATCAACCACAGTAATTAAAGATGAACCATCCGTAGCTGTAAACGGATTACCTGTTCCCGGTGGGACAGGTCCAAGCATTGGATTTACTACCTTGCGGATAGGGGTGATGTCATTGTAGCCACTCCCTTTTTCAATAAAATACTTTAAGTTAGTACCCAGCCCAATGTAGTTAGTACCTTCTAAGTCAACCCAGTTCCAAAGAGAACGACAAACACCTAGGTATTGTGTAGGAGAGATTTGTGTCCAGCCACCAATTTTCTCTGGAAAACCAGCACGAAAACGCACTTTATCGCAAGAGAACCAACCCCCCTCAGAGCTGTAATTAGTTACCTCTTTGTTAATTCCAGGTTTGAACTGCAGTTTCGTTAATGGCATAAGGGTATTCCCTAGGAGTAGGCTCTTGTTCCGGTACGGTCAATTATAAGTGCCTGTTTCCTGGGTGTCATCTCCTTAGTATTCGGTACGCTAATATGCGTCCAACGGTCAAATTCACGGATAACTTGGTCAAACTCCAGGTCTGCTGCGATTATCGCCTTGACTACTTCGTCAGGGGTTACTCCAGGGACACGAATGTCCGCTGCGCAGCCGATGCGGTGCTGGGATGAGTCCTTAGACCCTACTGCATCATTTACTTTCTTTGAACGGAAAGCACTGTTTATGATAACAGGTTTGCCCCCTAAAGTGGCCTTTACTTTTTCTAAAAAAGCAGCCAAACGGGTTAAATTAGCCAGCTCAGAGGCATTAGGAGTGTTGTCAAACTGACGGTGATCCGTGTGAGTTAGTTCTTCCAAAGTAAAGTGTGGTGAGAGGTTCATTTAATACCAATCTGTTCTTTTAGCCAATCTTGAAGGGACACTAGTTGCTGGGTTGTTTCTGCACAGGAGCCAGCAAGTTGATTGTAGGAGGCGATAACATCAGCTGCGCTGGGGGCTGGGGAAAGTCCTGGCACTTTACTGCTACCGGGGTTGTTCCACACGCTAGTAGACTTATAGTAGTTGCGCAAAGCAGCAATTTTAGCTTCGTACTCATTGGCTATTCCTTTAGTGACTAATTCCTGTTGTTTCTTAATGGACTCGACTTTTGCTTCTTGGACCTTGGCCACCGATTCAACTTCCGCCTTAAACGCAACATATCTGTTGTGTTCGTGACGACCGTAGCCAAAGCAAATGATACTTATAAGTATCAATCCACCATACAAATAGGTACTTATAGGTAATGGAAACATTATTTGTCACTCATAGGTTGAACAGTGAGAAAACGCAATACAGCAACAACAATACCAATGATAAAAAAAGCAATGCCATAGAACCTAGGATCAAGGAGGGACTGCAAATAGGGAAAAAGCTCTAATGCAGCCCCCAGAACGGCTAACAAAAAAGCGAACCACATGGTCCGGGATTTTGTTAGCTTCATCAATTACTTCGCTTTCTTGGTGCGTGCTGTCTTAGCTACTACCGCAGGTTTACGTGTAGCTCTTTTCTTAGCCACCGGCTTCTCATCCGCATGAGGTTTATACTCACGGGCGGTTGCTGGGAAAGGCCAAGTAGTATCCACTGTTACCTTAGGCATATATCCCAGTTTGTCAAACAGCCAGCTAACGATTATCATTCGACTACCTCAACTTCAGCTTTCTCAACGGCTAATGATGTTTTCAGCATATTATAGAACGCTTGTTTTCCCACATTTAATTGGTCTAATTGAAAGGCTGTATTACTGATTTTGCGGTCAAGGTCTAGACAATGATTTGTCAAGATAACCTGCTCCTCTGTAAAGTCGTTTGTATCGTACTCAATGCCGTCAATCGTAATGGGTTTCGCTTGTTTTTCGCCCATGATTTTCTCCTAGTTGTACTACGGTTTATAAAACTTATTCTGCAGTTGCCCAAGGCAATCCAGACTTCTGTACTGGATTCTTCTGCGCCTCTATCTGCGCTGCTAATGCTTCTTCTACCGTTTCTTGACCGAGTGAATCTTTTACCCAGCCGATAACCGTTTCTTTGGTTAAATCAGCAAAAGGGATGTAAGCCTTATCTTCTTGCGTATAACCTACTGTGCCATAGGTAGAAGCGGTAAACTCACCGTCTACAGCGCTTACTGTGTAATGTACTGTTACGATAAATTTGTTATCGGTCTTGTACTCTGTGTTTACTACATTCCATTCGACATTCATTTTAGTTTCCTTTTAAAAGTGCTACATCAGCCTGTAGCTGGGTAATAAGTGCTTGTTGCTCCTGAATTGCTTTTGTAAGAATTCCAACCAAGAAGCTGGTGTCGATACCTTGATAAACTGGCTTACCTTCTGCATCTACAGCATCTTTCTCACCAGTTACGCAATCAGGTACTACTGCTTGAAGTTCGTGGGCGATAAAACCTTGGGCGGCAATACCGCAGTCTTTCCATGTATAGGTGACTGGTTTAAGCTTGGCTACCTTATCTAGAGCGCCCGTCATTGGAACAATATTTTCTTTTAAGCGATAGTCTGAACTGGTGTTAAAAGAAACCGCATTAGTTGTTCCAACCCTAGTTACAGAACCAATAACCCCATTCGCTGAGTTTCTATAGACAGTATAAAAAGCACTACTTGAATTACTATCATCCCTAATACCTAGTCCGTTTTGTGCGCTTGTAAAATTTAAGCACATCTTGTCTGCGCTAAAGTTTGCTGTAGTCCCAACCAACAAATTACCACTAGCGTCAATACGCATCGACTCAGTACCGCCCTCTGTAAAGGCAATAGTGTCAGCAGCAGGGAAGAAGATGCCTGTATTGGTATCGCCTGTAGTAGTGATAGATGGAAGTGAAACTGTGCCAGCAGAGAATGTAGCTACACCGCTTGCAGATAATGTAGAGAACGCACCTGTAGATGCTGTAGTAGCACCGATAGCCATACCATTGATACTGCCACCTGTTAGCGTTGCTCCAGAAGATACAAGTGTATTTAGCGTAGCTGTGCTAGATGCAGATAGAGTAGTAAAAGCACCTGTATTGGCTGTGCTTGCCCCAATAGGAACATTATTAACAGAACCACCAGTAATCGTAGCACCCGAGCTAACTAAAGTATTTAGCGTAGCGGTAGAAGATGCATCTAGGGTAGTAAAGTTACCAGTTGATCTTGTTGTAGAGCCAATAGTAGTGCCATCAATCGTGCCACCGTTAATGTCAGTAGTCGTTAGAACAGAAGAAGCGAGTGTGACTACACCTGTAGAGTTGGCAATCGAGCCAGCAGCTGTACCGTCTTTAGCTTTAATATTTGTTACTTCGAGGTTTGTAGTGTCGACTGTGGTGGCATTGACAGTAGCTGCAGAAATGCTGGTAAAGTAAGTGATGGCATTTAAAATATCTGTGCCGTCGTTGTACACAAACATGTTTGTGCCAGCAGGCACGCTAACCGTTGCCCCCGTAGCGTTTCCAACAGTCACTGTATCAGCGCAGTTATTAGAGACTAAATAGAGCTTTTCAATTGCCGGTACAGTCAACGTACGGGCTACACCACCGGTTACGCCAATTAAGTTAAGGCGTAGGTTACGAGCAGGTTGACTGGCATTAGTGTCTGTAAGGGTCAGGGTTACGTTCGCACTAGCAAAAGTAACGTTTGCGGAGCCTACAATAGCTTCTTCAAGCGCTGTGCCTAAATTGGTATTAGTGATATTACCCCAAATACCAGACTGTTCACCGGTTGCAGGTAATTCAATCTTTAGTGGCGAATAGGTTGATGGCATTATTAGTCCTTATACAGTCGTTATTTCAGTCCAGTTCGGGCCCTGAGTGGCTACCACGTCAGTCCATCCTGGTGTTTGGTTATCATTAATCGCTGCCCAATTTGGGGTTTGATTATCATCTATAGGTTCCCAAAACAGCCTAGCAAAGAATACGTCTGTGGCTATAGCTGATTCTATTATAGAGGCGTTAAAAATACTAGCAGGGACAGTGGTAATGTCAGTTATTTGCCCTGATTCAGCCACTCTTACTTCAAAAATACTACTAGCTACTTGAATCGCATCTAAAATTGCCGCTGTTTCGGTAAGGGCGGCAAACATTATGTGGGAAGCGTTATTTGCCTCAGTTCCGGTGGCAGTCTCTTGTACTATAACAAAATAAGCAAAAGCACCACTACTAGCATCAGTTCCGGTAACTGATTCAGCGACACTGGTGGAAAATTCTTGCATAGTAGCAAAAACATCGGTTCCGGTGGCAAATTCCACCAGGTTTGTGGCAAAAGTTTGGGATACGCTGTTTGTTTCCGTTCCAGTAGCCAGTTCCGCTACCAGTGTGGAATTGAATACTGCCAGGCTAGACACTGCGTCTGTGCCTGTAGCGGTATCAACAAAAGAGGTTTGGAAAATAAAAGATGCGCTAATAGCGTCTGTACCGGTGGCGGTATCAACAAAATCACCATTAAAAACACTTCCCGCTACAAATTGGTTTTCAGTGGCTGTAGCGGTATCACTGGAGGTTCTGTCATAAACAGACATTCCCCAGCCTGATTCACCCCAAGTGCCGGAACCCCAGCCGCCTTCGGCCATGATTAAGCTGCGGTTAGCTGATCTTGCTCAAACCAACGAGTAAATGATTCTGCGCCATCTGTCCATTGAATTAAGTAGGACACATTGCCGTCTTCATCCATGCGCATAGCAGTGATCGGACCAGTTGGAACAGTTACATTGACTTTTACTACATCGCCTTTTTTAAACATAATTAACCTGCCAGACTAAATGTATAGCTGACATTCAACACGTCTCCGGAAGCGACTACACGGTCTCCAGGTGCAGTGAAGTCAGAAGCTGAAAACAAGACACCAGTAGTTCCACTCTTAGTGTTGTTGCTAATCAAGAAAGCGCCGCCGACCGTAGCGGTTGCGTTTATGGTAAACGCTGCAGGGCTGGCCGAATTGGTCTGAACCGAAGGGTTAGCCGTAGTTGCTGTGCCAAAAGTGGCGGCAGGGCGTGTAGCATTGCTGTACGGAACAATTTCAGTAAAACCAGCGTGCGAAGCGGCTGTATCACCGGCAACTGGGTCGTTAGAAGCGGCTGCACCATAAAGTCCTACGTACCAAGCTGCTGTGTAGCCAATACCTTTGAAGTACTGGGCGTTCATGTCCTGTAGACCCTGGTTCACGACCAGGTTTTTTGGCTCTGTGGTCCACTTAAGGTTACCTTCAGCGTCACGGCACTCAATAGTGTATTTGCCACTTGCACTGGCAGATTCAGCAAAGCCCAAGGCTTTGGTTAAGGTGCTTGAAACCTTGTCTTCAACTTGTAAATTTTCAACTTGCATTTTAAGCTCCTTAGGAAATGCGGATTAAAGCCTCGTTTGCTGTATCAGCAGGCATGGCTATATTAAATACGTTCAAAGCTCCGGCTGTTTGGTCAACCCCAAAGTTATATACAGCCACAGACTTATTACCTTTGCTACTATTGTAAATTAAAGCCCCACGAGCAGTAAAGGTTACATTGCTCCAAGTTACATTATTAAACGTAACAAAAGCGACTCCATTAGCTGAGCTGACAATTACTCCAGTAAGCGTTTGACCACCGGCGGTATATCCTGTACTGGTGACCTCATTACTGGATGTATATACAGTAGTATCTGGCCCTAGAGTAGCAGCCGAAGTGTATACAGCAATCTTAAACGTGTCCGTAGTAAAGTTATGTACCGCTTGAAGGAGTTGTAACTTAAATGAAGTGGTTAGTGTTTGTGTAATAGCCATTAGCCCACCTTAACCTTAGCTTGGCCATCACGAAATGCGTCGCCTCTTTCAAGGCCATCACCAAGGCGTTTAGCTTGTTGTAGTGCTTCTTGATACTTTTGCTCAACATTGGCAATCATGTCAGGCTCACCCTTCATGAATAAATAGGCTTCACGCAGTGCTCCATAGAGTAGTACTGTATCTAGGTTATCACCGAGCCAAGAAGTACCTGCATCCACAATGGAAACAGGGTAAAAGAAATAGTGTAGTTCCGCTACATAAGCTACCCCTGGAGTAGGTCCGAGGATAAAGCTTAGCTCATTTGGAAAAGTAGTCTGTGGACCAAAAAGCGCATACACCCGTGGAAGCCCCGTGGTGCTTGGTCTTGGATAAAACTCTCGAATGTAGTTAACGTCTTTATTGATCAGGAAATGATAATCACCAAGGGTATCTATCACTGCCAAAGAGTAGGGGGACAAGAAATCACTAGGGCAGGAAAGGTAAGGATTGCCCACGGACAGTGTTCCTGTTACGTTTCTACGTAAAGAAGGGAATTGCACTGAATTGAAAATACGCTTTTCTGCTTGTTTAACAAAAACAGGGATATTCGCATTGAAAGTAGTTTCAAAGTTTTCGGTGTAATCCTGAACTGCTGTTACGAGTTCTGTGTAGTTCATGAAGTGCTCACTTGTAGATTTCCAACGTAAGTTACCGCAATCGTGGGCCTAGAAATAGGCACAGGTATCATACCATTAGAACCAAAAGCACTGCCTCCAACAAGACCTAAAAAAACATTAAAGGTGTCATCAGGCAGCGGACGTGGCTCATACAAAGCAATCGCATCTGAGACGTTACGGCGTGGTTCTAGTTGGGGATGTTTAGCTTCATAACAAAAAGTGCAAACCTTGAGGTTTTGCCATTCTTTCTTGAGTTCATTAAGCAAAAATCGCTGGCCACAGCGATCACATGCTCCCCAGGCTAGTTTACCGGCGGCGTAAGCCATTACACATTGCCTCTCACATCAGGGACAGCGTAGTAACTTGCCCTGTCAACGTCTGCGTTAGCGATGCGTGCCCAGTCTTCTTCGTAAAGCTGCTTAAGCAATACGGTGCGATCTGGTGCTTTCTTTAGGGATAAGAAATAAGATAAGCCGGAAGCCAAGCAAGGTAAAAAGCGAAAGTTTACATCTGCTGTGTTGGTATATGCCCCTGCATCTTCGATTCTACGAATTCCGTAATAAACAAAAGTGTAGGTAGTGGCGTTATCAGGGGCAGGGAAGAAGAAGGCTTTTGGCTGGATAGTACGTTGAAAATAAAACTGCGCTGGACGGCCCTGGGTTCCTGCTTTGTTAGGAGTGTGTAACCACTCCGCCTGGCTAAAACGATTCAGTGTTACATCAAAATATTGACTACCCACTACTCCAGTCTGTGGAGAACGAATAACAGCGGAAAGAATATCCACAATGTTTGTTGGAATGTTGTATTCGTAAACTCCAGCAGTAAGTACCTGCTCGTGCTGTTCAATAGTCCACAAATTAAGACCACGACTTGCCCACTCTGCAAAAAGCAGATTTAAAGACCGACGAGCAGTCAGTAAGTCATAACCTGTCCGAGTTTCAATGCCGCAACGTTCGTACGCTTCGGTAATGAGTTCCTCAATGTCCAGGTCAAAACTAGTTGTACCTGAGGTGGCCATTAATTACCAGCTTGTAGGCTGAGGAATACGCTTTTGCATTGGAGTGTCTACAGTACCTTGCACTTTTTGCTTATCGTAATCGACATCGACTGGAACTGGCTTTTTAGCCTGCTCTGTAGTCTCTGAAAATACTGCACCAAAACCTTTAATTGCTGCACCTACTCCACGTTTTTTGCTCATGATAGCTCCTTATTTACATCCACGTTTCATCATACCACCCACTTTTTTGTGAGCAACTTTTGCTGGTTTACCTGCATGAGCAGCCAACTTCTTGTCTTGCATCTTGTCATAAGAAGTAGCTTCGCCACCCTTAGCATAAGCGGATTGTGGAGCAATCATTGTCAGATTACCCTTCATTTTGCCTGGGAGAAGCGCTTTACCTTGGCGGTCAGCTTTGGCTTTACCAGAAGCGGATGGGGCAGTTTTGCCATCAGAGCCTTTAGTTACACCACCACCAGTAGCTTTTTTAGTGATACAACCACCGTTTTTAGCTTTAATTGCTTTACCCATTGCCATTAATTTATGGCGATTTGTGTTGCTTGAATTCATTTCCATTTTATTGCTCCTTTATTTCCAGTGTCTTATAAAAAAATCCACGGCCCAAGCTCCTGTCCCAGCTAATGCCATCCAAACCAATCCGGCTAAGGACTTGTGAATAATTGCTTTACGCAATTCTGCACGTTCCGCTTCAGCTTGTATAGCCATTCTAACCCAGTGAACTTCATCTGGTGATAGGGGATGGGACTCGACGGCATCTTTAACCGCTAATTGAATTATTTGAACTAATTCAAGCTTGGTTGATTCGTCCAAAGCCATGATTTAGCCGTAGAAAACAGTAACTGTCATACCAGCCGGGGTTGTAGCATAGATTCCGTTTGTGCAACGGATGCCATCCCCTGGGATACTGATATTAAGTGATTGACCGATAGCAGGAGCTACAAAAGTAAAGGCTGTTGTGCCTGCTGCGCCATTTTTAAGGGTTAAAGTGCCGCCGCCTGCAGGAATACCGACTACCATTCCTTTAATACGGGCTGGACCAGCGAAAACGGCAGCATCTGTTTGGCCTGCTGCAATTCCGGTTGACTTTACGTCATATTGAAACATGATTAATCTCCTGGTTGCTCTTCTGGGGCTTCTAGTCTGTTTAATAACATCTTGTAAGCCGAAATAGTCGCTTGAGCTTGAATTAAAAAGGTTTGTGCCTTATTTGACTCTTGCTCAAGCTCCTGGATTTCAGCCTCAAGAAACTCTCTTGTTATCTGCATTAAGCGTAAGTAGCGTAAGCAGGAACGTAGTAAGCTGTTCCGCCGATCATTACTTTGATAGCTTTAGATACAGTTGTTACAGAAGTAGCTGCTGGAGCAATCGTAGCTGCTGGGCCTGTTTCAATGTTAGCGAAGTTTTGAACTTCACCAGTTTGTGAACCAGAATCAGTAACACGGATAAATGAAGAAGCAGCACCTAAAGTAACGTTTGTGCTGTAATCAGTATCTAATTGCAATACCGCTAAAGTGCCCCCTGGAGTAGTTGCAGAACCACCTAAAGTAGCACGAATAGCGTTAGCTGCACCGGAAATAGTGCCTGTCGTGTTAATTGAGGTAGAGATGTGAGCACCGTTAATTGTGCCAGCAGTTGCTGCGTCAGTGCCGGTTACAACAGAAAAAGCACGTAATGTCTCGCCTGAGCCTGTTGAGGTAAATGTCAGCTTTTCATAAACCAAGCGTGTATCGCCTGTAGTGGCTGAGGTAGTAGCATAGGCAGCATTGATGTTTTGTGCTGTAGTTACAGAAATTGGGGATGTAGCTGTGCCAGAAATGAATCCGTTTGCGGATTTGACTGGGCCTGTAAACGAAGTTTGGGCCATAATAAATTGTCCTTCATACAAAGATAAGCTTATTAGTCTTGTATGCGTCTGCCGGGGCAGTCTAATAAGCCGGTTTTCCCCGGTTTTCTCAATGTTACTCCTTTTTATTATTTGTGCAAGTTTTTTAGGTAAAATAAGGTTCGGGGGTAAGGTCTTGGAAAAGGCTTTTTGTTGCGCAACACCCCCACCAATTTGGAGACAACATGAAGGGTATTAAATGGCTAGGAACCTTCCTGTGTTTGACTGGCATTTGTTTGACGAGTTTCAACATCTACCCTACCAATATCATCCTAAGTTTGATTGGTAGTGCTCTATGGACTTGGGCAGGATGGGCTCAAAAAGACATGCCTTTATTTTTAGTTGAAGCAGTAGCTGTGTTATTTTACGTAGCTGGAGTTGTTGCACTTTTTTATTAGGAATAAAAATGACAACTATTGTGGGCGATTGGAACACTAAAGTACTGGTCTCAGATAGTCAGTTTTCAGATGACGATACTGGCATTAAATATTTTGACGAAAAGATTGTCCCAATAGACGGGGGTTGGCTGGGTGTTGCCGGTAACTGGAGCGACTGCGAAAAAGTTGTTGACTACATAAATAAGAAAAGTAAAACAAAGCCAAAACTTAAGGCCGATAGCTCTTTTATAAGGTTAACCAAAGATGGCCTTTTTTATTGTGGGGATGACCTAGAGTGGGAAAGAGCAAAGACCTTTATGGCTATTGGCTCAGGGGCCATGGCTGCAGAAGTGTGTTTAAGAATGGGTTTAACGGCTGAAGAGGCTGTTAAGTGGGCGTGTAATGTAGATTTAAAAAGTCACGAACCTGTTAAAACATATTTATTAAAAGATGCCTTATAAAGACCCCAACGATCCAAGGAAAAAAGCCTCTACCCGGCGTAGCTCGGCTAAATACTACAAAGAAAACAAACAAAAAGCATTTGATGCTAACTCCGCTGTACGGCGCAGGAATCGAGAGCTATGGCAGCAGTTTAAAAGAGGTCTTAAATGTGAGCATTGTGGGTTTAGCCACCCAGCAGCATTAGACTTTCATCACATAGACCGTACAAACAAAAAAAGCGTAAACAAATTAGCCAGTAATGGAATGTACAAGCAAGCCATACAAGAGTTACATAAGTGTGTAGTGCTTTGCGCTAATTGTCATAGAATAACCCACCATGAAGAAAAAAACCCCGCCTTGTGAGCGGGGTTTTTTATTGGTTCTAGGAGAATTAAGCTCCAGGTGAACCATAGATACCACGAGGATCAGACCAGCCAAATGAGTAACGCTCACGAGCTTTGTAACGTACGTTCCCAGTGTCAAAGTCACCCTCGAAAGCTGTACGGATTGGGCTACGTTGGAACATTTTGAGACCATTAGGAGCGTCTGTCAAAAGGAACCATGCGTTTACGTCTGTGAGGTAATGATTTACTGCAAAGCCATCAGGAATCAAGCCCATGGACTTAATTGCATTGATGTCATTGTCAGCAGTTGCAGTACGCAATGTTGACTTCATCAAACGCTCTGCTGTGAACTGAAGTTCTTTTGGAACAATCATTTTCTTAGCAACCAAAGCAATTTTCAAACCACGCTCGTCTGTGAAACTGGCGATGTCAATAATACCTTGCTCAAGTGAAGTCTCGTTCAAGTCAGAAGGGACTACCGGTGTGTTTCTAAAGTTTGGACCTAAAGCAGTTGGATGGTCAGCATTACATAAAGAAACACCGTCGCCACCCTTGTAGTTGCTGTCGAACGCATTGTTTAATGTGCCTGCACCAAATACTTGCTTGGTGTGGGCCATTGAACGAGCCAAAGCCTTTGTATAACGGCTTGCCAAACGGTCATAAAGGTTATCTTCAATCGCTTCTTCAGTGATTGAGAACGCCAATGCGATAGTCTGGTGGGTGTAGCGTGCTGTAAATGATTCTTGTGCAGAATCATAGTTCACGCCAGCGCCTTCAGCCTTAACTGGGGCTTGACCAAATCCGGTCAACATAACTTCTTCTTCGAACGCACGCTCAGAGTCTTCAATTTCAAAGATTTCTTCGTGTTCGTTTTCATAACGCTTGTACTCAAGACCAAATAAAGCGTTAAGACCTGGTTCTAGTTCTTTAACTAGTTGTGCACGTGTAATAGCCATTATGCAACTCCTGCAGTAGGTGCTTTATACAAATGCTCATTGATCGTTACGATCAAATCAGCGTACGCAGCGGTTAAGTCACTGTTACTTGGATCAGCGGTAACACCAATAACTTTTACGTTGAGTGCTGAAGCAGCAGCCAAAGTACCAGTACTGAGTTCCAGTCCAGAAACACCGGATGAAGTATTACCTGCAACAGTTTGTACTAAGTCAGCATTACGGCCGATAGCTGTTACAGCGGCTACGCCAGAAGCTTGAACCAAGAACTGTGCATAAGGATCGTCAACAATAAAAGCTACGATATCAGATGCTGCAACAGCGCCTGGGTAGTAGTTTTTAAATGTTGGTTTGCTAGTTGTAGGATCAGTGTACTCACAACCAATAAAGACACCTAGTATGTTAGCTGCACCAGGAGTTGCTTTAATGATAAAACCGGTAGATGCACCAGCACTGACATTAAATGTTACGGTATCGCCTTGAAAGATTGCATCAGTAGTACCTGAAGCGATGGAATACTGAGTATTACCATCACTGTTATAGTTACTACCGAGTTTTCCTAAAGGACGAAGACCAAAGGCTTTGTTAATATTTGCCATTGTTATTTCTCCAAAATTATTTTATTAGCTCTCACTCTTTATCGTTCGAGCCACCAAAGGAAATACGGGTATTACGTTCAGGACTTTGGAAACGCATACTTGAGTGTGCATTTTCCTTCATCATGTTGTTGTCTACTGCTTCAATCTGGTCTCTTGCACGTTGTTTATAATAAACTTCACGCTCTGCCACTGTTTCCTTAGGAATCTTGGCTAACAGTAATCCACCTACACCGACAACTCCTTTGTGACGGCCTTCGTCAACAGCAGGCATCGTATCTTTATACTCTTCTCCGAGCTCTTCGAGATGAACAAGTTCATATCCTTCACGGAGTTTTGTAAATACGTTCTGCTTATCTTCAAAGCCTTGAATTTCGGCACGAATCCAGCGGTACTGATAGCCCTCAGGGGCAGGAGGAGCATCCAAACGAGAAGGTGGAGCCCATGGTTTACGTTGCGCAGACTTAGCACGGGTTTCACCCGCACGGGAACTACGTTCAAACTTCACTTTTTCTACCATGATCTTAATCCTTTACGTATTTGGCGTATTCCTCAATTGGAACACCAAGTTTTTTAGCAATAGCGACTTGACTGGGACTCAGCCTAACGCTGCGGCGTGCATTAGTATTTACCCCAGATGACCGGGATGCAGGAGCAACGGGTTGCACGGACCGTTGTTGCCTGTTAGGTTGTGCAGCAAATTTTTGTGGGAACTGTGCCCGAATTCGCCGATTTAACTCATCATAGTACTCTTCTGATGATCCGTCAAACCCTTCTGCTTCACGCAATTGTTTATCAATTCCCCAAGCAGCATAGGTCATAGAATAATCTTGGCCAAACCAAGTATTTTCCTCTGCCCAGATTTCAGCCTTTGGATCAACCCGTGGGGCTTGTTGTGCTGTTTGTTGATATTGTTGTTGCTGTGGAGGAGGGTTATAAGCTTGTTGAGGGGCTACTTGTTCAGGAGCCTGGCTCAAATAATCATGTAATTGACGCTGCTCATGGGCCAAAGAAGCTAAACGCTCTTGGGCTTCAGTTTCAGTATCAATATCACCTTCTTCACGAGCACGCTTGATAATTTGACGGATAGTCATAAGCTGTGTATCTACACGGCTCTTGGCTTCAGTCAAACGACCATAATCAGAGTTAACAGCACGCTGTTGAGCATGTTGTACCTGGTTTTGAACACCTTTAGCGTATTCAATAGCAGCTTGCTCTCGTCTTTCAGCTTCACGAAGCTTAGAAGTCAGCTTGTCAATGCGTTTTTTAACACCTTCGCTGTAATCTTTAAGTTCTCCGCCTTCAGCTTTCGCTTCATGGGCAGGTGATTCTCTTGGTTCTGCCAGGGCAGGGCCATTATCGGATTCGGCTACTTCAACTACTTCAGCCTGGCCGTTTTCATCGATATCGACACTAACATCACTGTCTTTATCGTTGCCTACTTCAATATCGTAGGTGGGGTTTGCGGTTACATTAGACATATCTTTCCTTTACATGTGCAGAATATCTTCTGGGTCATTAACAATGCCGACAATCTCATCATCATTGAGAATTCGAATCTCGCCACCATCAATATCTAAGCGTGCTCCAGCGTAGCGAGCAAAAATTACCCAATCGCCTTCCTTGCACCAAGGACCCGTTGGGTATTTATCTTCGTCTCTATAGGCTAAAGGACCAACTTTTAAGACATAGGCACACACAGTGGCCAATTGAGTCTTTTTACGGGTCTCTTCTGCCAGGACAATACCGCCTCTAGTTTTTTCTACACCCCTGTATGGGAGTACCGCTATACGCCAGCCAGTAGGAGTGGGGATACGATCAAGAACTGCCGCATCCAATTTGCTTGGGTCTAGGCCGTCGTTTGTATAAGCGTCTTCTAGCTCAGGGCCTTTTTCCGCTTTCTCGTCCGCCCATTTCTGCTCTAAAGCAGTTAGGGGTTTGGATTCTAATAAATCGTCCATCATTTCACGTCTCCTCCGGGGTTAATCAAAATCGTTTTTCTGCATCTTGTCTTGAACAAGCTGCTCGATAAATGTATAGCCCTCAAGCCTGCCCATCATCTGGCGATACTGTTCCATATTCTTCATGGAACCAGATGTGACAAGCTGCTCTGTGTCATGACGCAAACGTCTTATGTCGTGAAGCAAGTCTTCTACAAACTTGAGCATGGTTTCCTCTTACCACGGGCGGGAGAACTTTTAGCTTCTCCCGATAGCTAGTTACTGTGATTATACACAGCCTGTAAATCTATCCACTACTTTTTACATTTCCACCTGACTAGACTAGCCGCTTTACGGGTTGGCTTGCCATTTTCATCTTTCATTGGACCAGGGACCCCGGACATACGAGCACAAAACGACTTCTTCCGGGCTCCACCTTCTGGTTGTGGCGCTTTTAAGTTACTACCTGTAGCTTTGTTGTAAACAGCACGCCCCTTAGCGGTAAGACCAGCTCCTTTGGAGGCAGGCAGTTTTTCACCACGACCAATAGCGAGAGAAGGAGCTTTTTTGGTTGCCACTTTAATATAATCCTACTGGCAGGTTTCCGTCACGTTTAAATGTGACTTTACCGCCCCGTTTTTTAATCTTTGCTTCTTGGCTTGAGACAACCTTAGAAGGAGCTTGTTCCTTTTTTGCTGCTCTTTCTGCCTGTTTATCTTTGACGAATTTGGTTGCCATTTTGGGCTCCTTGTTTTTGCATGTTTGCCATTAAACGCTCATTTGCAATCTTTTCATTGGATTGAATTTTTTGCAAGTCAATCTGGTCTTGCTTTGCTTTATCAGACTGATCTAGTTGTAAGCGCTGGGTTTCCACTTGAGTCTTTTGTTGGTCTCTTTGAGCATTTTGTTTAAGCTCTTGCTCTTTAAGCTTGACTAACGGATCGCCTTGATCACCCATCAATTCTTCTTGAACCTTCTTCACTTCTTTAAGATTCTCTACTACTTTGAGGGCAATCATTGCTTCACGCTGTAAGTCAGATACTAAACGCTCAGGGTCAGTACCATAGCTCTTAAATATTTCAGCTTCTGTGTCTTCTTCCGCTTTAGTCTTTACATGCTCCAAGATATGCTTTTGCAATTCCACAGCAGCTAGTGGGTTGCTTTGCAAGATTGGCGACATACCTTGAATCAAGTGACCCATGATATGTGCATCATGTTGTTGGCCAGCGAACGCTTTAAGTGCCACACCGTCCAACACGTCCGAGTTCTCAGAAGCTGGGTCCTTTGGCATATCTGGGTTTTGCGGTGTCAAAATAGCGTCAATATGTTTCGTTCCCAATGCTTCATACACTCGACGGTACGCTTCGTACATGTTGTGCATTTGTGGAGCGCTCTGAGCGATCTGGAGCTGCGTTTGTGCCAAAGTAATACGTTGGGATGAGGAGAAGATATTGGGATCAGCTACCGGCTGTACATCAACACTACCATCAAAGTCAGAACGTTTGATCTTGCGAGATGCCCCAGGAACGTCATAGGGGTACTCTTCAGGTAAGCACTCTCCAAATCCTGCAGCCAGTAATTTAAATTCAAGTTTTTGCGCATAGTGCATCCGTTTATGAATTGCCGACATAATGGTTGCGCCTTTTTCAAGGAGCGCAATAGTTGTGCCAACTGCAGCGTTTTGGTTGCCATCGCCTACTTGCATATCTGCAATAGAAGCCAGGCGTTTGCCTGCTTCGACACAGAAACCCATTAAGGTAAATAGTGTTTGGCTTGGCTCTTTGTATGGCAAAGGCAACATGGAAGACTGGAGCTCAGCTCCACCCACATCAATGTCACGCCACTCACCAGGTTGTAGTGGAACGTCATCGTTCGCAATACGAGCACCTTTGGCTTTAAAACCAGCAGGTAAGTTAGCCAAAGTACCAGAGTCAATCAATTGACGCATGGCTGAAGTAGCTGTTTTAGTCAAACCACCAATCAAGTGTACAAAACCAAGGCCATAGGCTCCAGGGCCCTCGATCAACGGGTAATGAACAAACCATTCTTTGCGTTGTTTGACTTCAGAGTCTTTTTTCCAGTTACGGCGAATACCAACTACTTGGTTGCTGTACTCTTCAATGGTAATAACGTATGGAAGCTTGATTCCCGTCTCTTCGCCGTCTTCGTCTTTGTCTTCAAAGCCCCTAAGGTCCCATTCAACGTTAAATTCCAACAAAAAGAGCTCTTCGGGATCGCCAGAAGGACTAATTCCCGTTACTTTGTTAATAGAATCTTGAATAACATCGGCAGCATTGGAAGAAGAAGGCCGCACATCGATATCTCGATAAAAACCGACTGCCACTAGCTTACGAAACTCATTTACATCCATTGGAATACGATGCGTAATGCGTGGGCACTTGCTCATGACGGATGAACCGTTATAAGGGATGAATAAATCGTCAGGAAGGACTAGTTTGCTGACCATTTTGTCTGTTTGTGGGTCTACATAGACCTTTTTGAACGCAGAACCGCCATATCCAGTAAAAAACAAGAGCTGATCGAACTCGGGGGTGTATTCCACCATCTCACAAGTGAGCTCATAGTTCATAAACTCTTTAACACGCTCTGCTTTTGCTAACTTTTCACGGGTTTCCTTGCCTAAAACCTGAGTTTTGACAGGGCCTTCGGCTGGCATGAGTTCTTTGAACGCTTGTGCCTGGAATTGAATGATGGCTTCAGTCAGCATTGGGTGTGAAGTACCGCAAGCACCCTTAAATGGCCTGGTTCTCTCTTCATAAGAGAAGCCTAATAGCTCAAGGCCCTTGGAATACTGCTTTTCCCACTCACCACGGGACGCTTTATCAGCATCAAACAATGCTAATAGCTCAGAAGAGATATATCCCATCTCAGATGGGTCAACTACTTCGGCTAAATTGGCATCAAAAGGTACTTCTTCGTCTTCCTCTTCGCCTAATTCAACAGTAGCACCGCCGTCGTCTTCCAAAATGACTTCAATATCCTCACCTTCAGGCCTTTTATTAGCCTCAGGCATCTCGATATCGATTTCTTCTTCGTCTTCGGGGTGGTATTTATGAATTGCCATGTTTATTTATCTCTCCACTGGGGCGGCACAAAGGATGGGCGCTCAGTAATTGTCAAATTCTTGCCAAGTTTAGCGGAATAATCATCCAAAAATGCGTTAATTTCTCCAAAATATTTCTCAGGACTGTTGTTCCCAGTGCCTTTTATCTGCGCAATCCGAGTAAATCCTTCTGGGGTTTTATCAAGCTGAATAGTAACATGAGGCAGACCCTTTTTATCTCGCAGTGAAATAATTTTCATACTGTCTTGGGCTACAGCGTTGCAGTAGTTGGAGCCACCACTACAGTGACCCATGATATTGCCTTCTAAGGACAAAGCGTCTGGAGTACGGACATCGACCCAAGTGTTTTTCTCCAAAGGTAAGACCTGCTCTGTGCCGTTAAATAGCTCTTTACGGCTAAACTTTTCAGGGTTTTTACGAGCCTCGGCCATTTTAACGTGCCATTGCTTAGATTTTACCGCCGCATCAACCACACCCATGTTTTTAATTTCTGCAGGAGTGCGTGTAAACAAGTAATCCTTTATTTCGCCAATAGGCAACATACGGTTTGTGCCACTAGTAGAACCATAGATAGGCTCACCTTTAGCTACAGCCTGGCGTACGTGTGGTTGTAAATCCGTTTGATTTAGCAAGCGAAGCAATTTGCCAGACTCGCCCTCAGCGACAATATCCTTAAATCCTTTTGGACCATACATACCAGGGTAATTTGCCAATTCTTTTGGTTCAAGTCCTACACCTGTGACCATTGTTGTAGACTCATTTGGACTTTGCGCTTTAATGAGTTTACGAACATCACCTTCCATCTCAAAAGGGTGTTTTCCAAGTTCGTCCAAAATCTTGCGAGAACCTAAAGCTTGAATATTGGTACTTGCATCATAAAGTCTACGCATGTCAGTAATTGCTTTTTCGTCTCCTGCACGAGCTCTATCCACTATTCTTGGATCAGCCATGGGCTGCATACGGCCTTCCATAACTGCTTTAAAAACAGGATCGTCGGCTGTGCCATATTGATTTTGGTAATAATTGCGCATCTTCTTGTCTAAGAATCCGGCAATTGCTTTACCTTGCTCTGAATTGGTATCAATACCTTCGATGCTATTTTTTAACTGTTCGTCAATACGAGTGAGTGGTACGTCGGCAGCGGACGATGCTCCAAGAGATACGCCACCTTTAGGGCGAGAAGCAAACGCAGGCTCTAGCCCAGTTACTTTTGCTACACCTTGCGCAACTTTAGAGCCACCTTGACCGGTGGCTGCCATACTTAAATCTTCCAGCGCTGCCTTGGCTGTGCCTTTAACGGCTTTACCTGCAGCGACCATGGCCCGAGGTCCTGCGGTGGGACTAACTACGCCCATGCCCATACGGGTCAGGTTCTCTGTTGTAGAGCCTGTAGGCTTGTCCATCAACCCTAGTTGACGAGCTTTGTCAATGAGCCACTCGCTACCACCGACGGGCATGTTTTGTGCTAATTTAGTCCCGGTCATTGCATCCACACCCTTAAGGCCCATGTTGATTAGATCAACAGGTGAGCCAGCAAGGTCTGCTGGAGCGTATTGAGTAGAACGGCCCACTTCCTTGAGCATTGCTTTAGCAGAGCCTTTTTCAGGTTCAGGGGCTACTTCGCCACCTTCTGCAAATGGAATAGAGTAACGGGCATTGATTGCATAGTTCTTTTCCCGGCCAGGCATTGCTTTAATTTCCTTTTGGAAACTAATGTCTAAATTACCCGGTCCTGCTTGAGTATTGTAGCCAACGTCATACATGCCCGGCATTGTCAGAATTTTTTTGTCAGGGGTTTGCATTGCCATGCCTTGTGCTCCGATGCGCACGTTACCACCGGCTACATCAAAGTTTGTACCAACACGACCGCTTACGGAAGGGGGTGGTGTTACCCAACCCATGCCTTCTACATACTGAGCGGGTGGTAATTTAAAGTCTAGGTTAACAGGTGGTGTGTATTGTTTTGCTGCTGCTAAGAAGTCGTCAAATAACTTCTCAGCGTCGCTATCGTGCTCCGACTTTTTCGCTTCTCCGCCTTTTGCCATCAATGCAATAGTAGGAGCGTTAATACCTGCAGAGCCAAAACCTGCCAGGTTGTATTGATTGGGATTGTTAGCAGCGTTAATGGCAATGCCTCGCTGCTCAGCGTCTTGCGCTGCAATAGTGTCTGCTTTTTGTTTACGGGCCATTACAGCGTTAATGGATTCGCTTGGTTGGACTGGGGTTGCTTCTCCAAATCCAGCGGGAGCAGTAGGTGTTGCCATTGTAAAGTCGGCTGGCTTGGTAGGAACTACTTCTCCAAATTTAACTTCTGTAGGGGCGGTTCGGTCAAATGCCGTGGGAGCCGTAGGCTTAGGAGCGTTGTAAGTTGGCTCTACAGCGGTAAACGTACCGGGCTTTGCCACGTCTTTAGTAATAATGTCACCAAACCAAGGTACAGCCGGGTTTGTATTTACAAACTCATATCCAGGTAGAAATGCTGTTGCGTCTCCTGCACTAGTTGCCCTGTAGTAAGTATATCGATTAGGCCCTAACCAACCTGGGCCCCCAGGTGCACCACCATAATAAACTTGTGAGGCCACCGTACGAACTGGTGCGTTATTGTATGCGTCTACAGTAGCGTTATACGCAGTGCGAGCTTTGTCGTATTCAGCATAGGGGCCTGCTTTAAACGCATCTAACCCGACGTTATATTGGTCCACTTGCGCTTTGTATGGATCGTATACATCCCTTTGGTATTGATTCAAAGCATTGTTGTAGTCCGTGACATTTTGCTGGTAGCCTGTATATTCAGGTGACGCATTAAATGCGGCTAACTTGGTGTTGTATGCGTCTACTTGCGCTCTGTAGGGTTCATACTGGTTTTTGTTGTAGTCCGCTAATTGAGAGTTGTACGCTTCGGCTGCTGTGGCATATTGCTTAACGGGCGCTGAGTTTTGGTAAGCGGCCAGTTTTGTGTTGTAGTCATTGGCTTGTGCGTTGTACTTATTCCAGTTTGCCAGTTGCTCGTCCAGATATTGTCTGTCTTCTTGGCGATAAATGTTTCTTTGGACAGGAACTACAAAGCCACCCTCCGCCATCATTCTGGGTTTTTGTCCAGCAAACGCATTAGGCGCTTGGACTCCTGCCAACATTGTCTTGGCTTGGCCAAAATCCGCAACGGAATTCTCTTCTTCGGCTTGTGCTACTGTCTCTTGCGCTTTCTCGAGCTCGTCTTTGTCGCTCATGCCCATGAGAGCCAGGGCAGCGTTGTAACCTGTCCCTAAATTAGGCGCTTCTGATCTAATAAAGTGTGGAACAGGACTTCTGAACATACTTGGCTTTTCTGAGCCTTGGGCCACGGCCCCTGCTTCCTTAGGCTTGGTCCGGGACATGACTTGCTGCATGTACTCCAAAGTATTGGGCGCTTTAGGGTTTTTTGTGTCGCTAATGGCCACGCCTTGCTTGGCTTTTTCCATGGCTTTTGGACCACCATAGTATCCCGCCGCTACCAGGCCTACGTCTTCGCCTGCTTTTCCAGCCAAGTCCTTGATATATCTTAAGCCTCCGACAGCATTGTCATAGGGGTCTTTAATGTTCCCACCAGGGTTATATGCTTTAAATGTCCTTGGGACAATTTGCATCTGCCCCACTGCGCCAGCATTGCTGGTCTTGGTGTTTTTGCCTTTGCCAGACTCTTGTTGGTGAATGGATCGGGCCACGTCTTCTAAACGTGTGCCAGCGATACCTTCGTCTACAAGCGCTTTTTCAAAAGCGGATAACTGATCACGGGCCATTGTCTAAGGAATCCTGAATAAGGGTTTTACCATTATAGGGTCAATAATACTCTGGCACAACACTTCTTCTGTCTTCCTCGTCCTCGAAGTCCGTACCTAGGGAAATGAAGTTCCCTGCACGGAAACGAGATAAAGCCATGGTCATCGAGTCTACTTGGTCGTCATTTGAGCCATTAGGAAAGGCAGCACACTCCTCGATCATTTCTTGTGCCCATTCGTCATCCGATGCCCACACCATTCCAGACTCCAATATTGGTGCGATGGCATTGGCTCTCGATACTTTGTCCTGGCCCACTTTTCGCCCACCAGGGGAATACATGGTTACAGGGATGCCAAGACGACGCAATTCTTGCTGTAGGGGTGTTCCAGTGGCCTTGGCTTCAATGAGCACATTGTCAGGGTTCCAATACTTATACTCTTCAAGAGCGACTCGCTTAAGTTCGGGAAAATCCCAGCGACCTCGGCGTACGCCAAGCAGGATAATATTAGGGCCACTGTCACTATCGGGCGTAAATACACCCCAAGTACTGATGACAGAGTAGTCGGCTGTTTCTTTTTTAGAGTACGCTGTGTCGTACGATTGGATAATATATTCGCAAGGAGGCGGTTCGTCATAATCCCACTTTCTCCACCACTCTCTTTTCAGGATTGCTCCGTCATCGTTGGTGGGCTGTTGTTGCCATTGGGCGTTCCATTTTTGAAGGCCAATGGACATCTTCACTTTTTCGAGCTCGTCTAACTTCCAGTAGCCAGGCCATAGGGGTTTACCACTAGGCAAGATGGCAGGAAATTCGAGCACTTCCCATTGATCAGCTTTAATTTGTGACTGAGCTTTGATCAAGCGCCCAGCAACGTCATCGGTTTTCCACCGGGTGTTAATCAGGATTATTGCGCCACCAGGCTGCAGACGTTGGCGTGGTCCAGAGGTATACCAGTCCCACGTATTCTCCATAGCGGTATCGGAGATCGCATCTTGTTCGTCCAAGATGTCATCAAGAATAATAATATCACCGCCTCGGCCGGTCATCGCACCGCCCTTACCAATAAAGAACGCCTCACCACCAGCAGAAGTTGACCAACGGCCTGCCGCTTTGGAGTCAGCAGAGAGCGTTGTTCCTGGGAAAAGGTCCCTGTATCGTTCTTCGTCAACAAGGTTACGAATCATACGACCGAAGCGTTGCGCTAATTCAGCGGTGTGTGAGCCAACAATTAGCTTGGATTGTGGCAACTTGCCCATTAAATAGGCAGGGAACAGGTATGACCCCATCTGGGATTTACCATGACGAGGGGGCATTGCAATAATGAGGCGCTTACATTCGCCAGAGACAACCCTGTCGAACTTCTCAGCGATTAGCTTGTGATGCTCACCGACGAGCATCTCCGGCCAAACGTATTGGCAGAAGTCCAGGAATCCGGACGTGGCCCGATCGTGGGCCTCGAGTAGCGCTTTACGATATTGGAGCCTTGCTAATTCGGCTTCAACATCTGGCGGAAGAGGTTGACTCATGGGCGCATATTAACACAAGCTTTAATGATACCTATAGGTATTAAAGAGTCCTTTAATTTGATACCTATATGTATAGTTATTGACAAAATGTATGCATATCCGCAGGGTTGTTGACATTAAGTTACAAAACAGGCATTTATGCACACAATAGTTGACAAGCTAGAAAACGACAAAATGACTCATAAAATAGTCAGTAAGCGACACAATGACTTATTTATGAGTCAATAATAGTTTAAATTTAAACCATTAAATCAACTTACAGTAGATAGGAGTTGCTTTTTAGGCTACTACTGTTGCTTTACAATCACCCACTCAAAACTTTACAATCATTTTACTTTTCTTTACAAAAAACCCCGTTCGGGAATATTTTCGGTTTTTTCTACACTTTTTCGTACATTCTTCCCGTTCGGGAAACTTTTTTGTTCAATATATTACACAAATTACAGGCTGTAGATTGTTTTTCCCAGTTACAACATTTACTTGGTTATTACTGGGAAATTTACTTGGTTATTGCACATTAACATGGTGAGTGTTAGATAGAAAAAAGCGTGTTAAATATTTGATTTAATTGAATTAATTTTGCAAAAATAGGACATTAAATGAGCATTGTTTGTCCGATATTTGTATAACTATTTGAGAAAAAATATATACCCCCACCCCAATCCTTTTTAAAAGGTAAGGGGGCCATTTCTGTTTTAGCTATAAATGTTTGTCTGAAAATTGGGCTTAGGCTTGAAAAAAGAAAGGGGTGGTTTTTGGTCGGGTGGGGTAAAAGAATATCAAAGTGAAATGGAACTAGTTCCATTTCACTTAGCGTGGCGCAGAAACAACAGTCAAGGGATATCCCTTGACTGTCATACGATTGTATGATACGCAAGAGAGGGGCAAGCCCCTCTCTGCTTAGGCGGTTGCCTCTTGAGGCTTTGCCAGTTCTGCTATATCTCTACCTGTCATCAGGTAGATAGTGATGATTGGTGGAGTGTCCTCCACCAATACAGCGTGAGCTCCATTCACATAAGCGTGCTGGAATTCCTGGTACTTCTTAGTACCAGGCTTGAGACTGTTGGAATAGGCATAGCTATTCCAGCCCTCTGCTATTTGTTGTGTCTTAGTCATACAAACCTCCGATATCCTCTAAGCTGGTGACGAGTCCGTCAAAGTCTTCTGTCTCACCAAGTAAGTCAGCCAGCATAGAGACCACATCTCTATCTAGTCCCATGTTATCGGCTAAGTCGTCAAGATAATCTTGACGATCAGCGTAACCATTCATCTCATATACATTATCAATAATCATTTCTCATTTCTCCTTGAGTTACATGGGATCAGGTGATCCCATGTAAGTATTATACATCAAGATAATCCAAGAGTGTAAAGAAAATAATCATCAGGATTATCCCTAGGATCATTCCTCCTCCATCTCTTCAATCGGGCATTGAATCTTGGCACCAGGCCAATAAGCAATCATGTCTCCACCCATGTTATCTAGGTGAGGGGCAGGGACAATTGAAGTATCTGCCCAGATGTTCTCAGAATAGACTGCCCGTGCCATTTCATAACCTAACTCAAACAAAGCTCCCCGGGGAATTTCAACTCCCAGGCATAACTGGCCGTTCATACCCCTTCCGGAGTATGAACGAATCGAATCACAAAAAGAGGTGTTCTCGAGTAACTCGAGAACAAGCCTAGCCTGTTCGTTCATTGGTTTCATGATTTCATCGCTTTCTCAACTGTCTCATCTAACCAAACATCATAAGCGGATTTAGAGCCATTGTCCTCTAACCACAAGCGAAGATTCTTTTCAAAGATTTCGGGGAAAGCTTCGATTAGTTTACGACTATTAGTTCCGTCGGCATGATAGAAAAGCTTAGCAAGCTTTGACTCAAAGCCCCCGCCCATACGTTCCATATTTTGCGCTGCTTTATGTGCATCTTCGTAAGTCATCATTCTCATTTCTCCTTAAGTAAGTAAGGGAGTTAACTCCCTTACTTGGTATTATACACTAGTTACTCTTCTTCGTCTTCAATCTCTTCAGGATTATCAATTGCCCATTGCTCGAGAACACCTCGAGCAAGTTCCGTCCAATTAACAGTTGATAAAAAACCCTGAACAATTCCACCTGTGAATCCGTCATAGGTATATTCATGCCCAATACACTCGCCAACATATTCTTGAATAACTTGCCCAGCTTCATAAGCTTCTTCTACTGAGTAGTGTTCTATGCCCAAATCTTGGGCATCCATGCCGTCAAGAATTTCTAGGTTTGTCTTCCATGTTTCCCAATTGCTCCAGCCGTTGTATGTGCTCATTTCTCATTTCTCTTTAGTCCTTGGGTCACGGATTGTGACCCAATACAGGTATTATACACCAAAACAACAGGCATAGGGGAAATATATTTCCCCTTAATAATCAAGGCCTTGGGCCTTGATTCACGGATAACGGGACAAGGACCATGGGCCAAGGCCCATGGGGAAAGTTTCACGGAAAAAGAGGCAAGGACCAAGGGTCTAGTTTTCATAAGCTGTATGAACTGCCTAAAAAATAGGCAATCGACTCTGTCCCCTTTAATTTACTGACTCTGTCCCCTTTTTGCTCGTGGTTTACCGGTTGCCTAAAAAATAGGCATTTCTTATGATTATTAGTCATAAGAAATAGGTTACATATGATTTATTGCTATATAGATTAAAGCTCAAAATCAAGGGTATATCCACTAAAGGGAATAATTTGACCATCGGCCAAGCGAACAAACCAACAGAAGTTTTTTTGATAAACAGAAAACCGGCCCCCACAAAAAGTATTGGAGAATTGATTCATTCTTACTTTAGTGGTGCGGGTTTGCCATCCTCCCGTGTTTAAGTGTATTTTATTGTCATTCTCAATACTTGCAACATCCGTAAGCTGATAAGTACCAACCACAGTTTTGCCCCAGCTTCCGGCCAAATGTTTCACAGTAGTTGCCACACCTTGAAATTTATGTAATTGCGTCATTTCTAATTTCTCCTAAGTTAAGGGGAGCCCGTCCCCATGTTTAGTATTATACATGAGGACGGGAAAGAGATCAAATTGTTTCTTCGGCTTTCAACCAATCAGGGGTTTGCTTAATTTTGACCTCATTTCGCATTGGCATAACCACCCCAATAAAACGCTCAAGGCCCAAATCCACTAAAGCGGACGATCCGCCATTATGTGCGATTACAGGAAATTTAGAGCCATTCAATAATTTAGAGCACTTGGCAAAACGATTAATTAGCTCAGGGTTAAATTGTGAAGCCTCCCCCGTTGCTGGTTTCGTTGGTAAAACCCTCATGTAATCAGGAAATTTGCCATCAATCGGGGTAAAGTTAATCCCATCAATTACCCAGTTACCATGCTCATTGGTGGATAAGAAATTATCTACTTTATCCAGCTTAGCAATAATCTCCGTAGGAATGATGATGGAAAAAGCTTTATCGTCATGTGCCGTTTCGCTGACCTGAAGCACACCCAATAAGTGGCCATCCGTTGCGACCAAACGGGTATGCTGGCTATTGGATTCCACTAAAACCCCATTTAGGTAATAACGGATATCTTGCTTTGAGGCCAACAATGCCATTGCCTTAAGACTGTTTTTTGGTAGTAAGATTGCGTTCATTTCTCATTTCTCCTTGTAAAACTGTATTATACATACCTTAATAAATCATGTCCATTATTTTTTGATCCAACAAGGTAAAGTCTTCTGACAAAGCCTCTAGCACGTCATCAGGGAGAGGAGTGCCATCTAAATAGCATCCTTCGCTAAAGTATCCATCACAAAAATCAGGATAGTCTCTCATGTCGATACCATCGACGATTAGCGAACTCATGTCGATTAAATCACGATTTATCACCATATCATTCTCCATCCAAGAAATCTAATAAAGCCCAAAATGCAATAAAGCCAATAAGGACAACAAATATCATAGGGCCCCCACAGTCGCACCAGCATAAGCACTTACATAAATCGCTCTCTCTGCGCCCTCAATTAGCTCAACTGCACCATCCTGCCAGCAAGTAGATTCGTACATTCCACACGATTCGTCATAAATCTCTTCACCATCTCGATAAGCCTTTACTGATACCCAAACGTAATACCAGTCGTCATTCATATAGCCTTCGAAGAACTTCATCTCGTGTTGCACCGACTCAAGTGCCAAACGATCAGCAAACGATTTGCCATATTTATTGCCTGAGAAATCCTTACGTGCCTTGGCCAAAGCATCCGCAAAATTGTAATAATAGTTTTCACGGCCTGAACTGCGTAACTGAACGTTGCCGTTGCCAGCATATTCAGAATAACGTTCCATCTGCTTAACTGTTCCCCACCCTTCACACCAATCCCACGGGGTTTCATGCCATTGCTCAGGTTCAACTTTAAGCACAATAGAGCATCCGTCCGGTAAGCCAGCGTCTAATTCAATCTCTTGGCCCTTCTCATAATTCCAATGGTTATTATCAAGGCCATAGCTCCTAGTCTTGATCAAGCTCTTGGCAATCAGATAAGACTGCTTAACGTTGGTGCTATGCTCTTTGCGTACTTCTTTATAGGTTTTGCGTAATAGATCATTCATTTCTCATTTCTCCATTTCTAGTCAATCAAGTGATTAGTATAATACATATTTACAACTACTGCAACAACTTTTAAATCTCTTCTATTTGATCCTGCGTATCTTCCCGTTTCACCCAAAAGATACTGATTACAGGGGTATCCTGCTCTATTGTGTCAAAGGCCAGCTTCAGGTTCTTTTGATCTGCATAGCGCATGGCCTCTTCCTCAGAGTCTGCATCAACATCAATGACAACTGCGTAAGTCTTTAGGATTCGATATCGTTTGCCCAAGGATCATCCTTTCTCTGATTTCTGCCCAATCAATAGCGTTATAGGGATAGCGCAACAAGGGCTCTACCAAGATACCCTTCTCCAGCAATTCCATGGCCTGATTACCCCCATACAAAGACAAGCTCTTATACTTTTCTGTTCTTAGCTGGTGTTGCACCATGATAAAAGTAGGCGCATACATAAAAGAGTGTTTTACATGAAAGGATACCTGATGGGGGCTCAGATTCACCTTCTTGCTTCCCAAAGGGCAAACCTTATTCTCCAGCAAGACAAAGATACTACCCAACGCAATCAGCATATCGGGAATACCTAAGCCTGTTCGAGACTCCAGCCGAGTGACACAAGCATCCGGAAGGTTATCCGCAATCTTCTTGTTAAGGACAGACTCAGGTTTCGCTGTCATCTTCTTCAATAACCTCTATTCCAGCATCAAATGGGGGCTCGACTTCTTTAATCACAGACTCCTTAATGGTCTTTGAATCTACCTCGATAATCTCTGAGGGGATACTTGCACCATAAATCTTCTTAATCTCAGCTAGTTTGCGTTCTACCTCTTCTTTGCTCATAGAATCAATCGATCCATGCCTAATCTCTTTACGATCCACGTATATCGTCCCTAGGGCCTGTCCACGGCGATATTCTGCCTGAACTGCGGCTCCATAGGCTCCCGCTTCCAGCGCCTTGTCACGGATCAACTGAAGGTCTCTCATGTGGCGGTCATAATTTGTGCCATATTTGGAATTAAGCTCTGCTCGATAGGCTTGAATTGCTGAGACAACATGAGGGCATAGTGCAGGGTTACTTAGTTTCCAAGCCATTGCTGAAGCACTGGTCTCTTTATATCCCGCACGGATGGCCGCTTCCTTCATGGTAACGTGCCCATCTCCAGCAACAAGCTCCTGCACGAACTTCCATTCCTTAGCGTTCAAGCTCTTATATTGCTTTAATGGTTTGACAGGGGTGTTAGTCCTCGCTATTAACTTATTGCCACGAATAGGTGGTACGTTATAAACATCTCTTTTACCCATTATGCAATTCTCCACACTCTATAGCCATCATCTACTTTCTGCATCTCAAAATGTCTTCCAGTGGTCTTAGCTTCAAATGAAGCTATTGCTGTCTTTATCTTCTTTAAGGGAAAATCTCCCTTTTCAAAAAAAAAGCTCTCCATCACCAACATTTTCTTAAAAGGGTATTCCAAGTAACCACTTCCAGAAGATTTTGGAATAATCTTAAAGTCATGTCGCAACTTAATCATGCTGTTCTAAAACACCTAAAAAGCTCACCGGACACAATTTCGTGTATTTCAAAATCTAACTCAGGGTGTCTAGCTAGATAAGACTCCATTCGAGCATATACCAAACGAGCAATATCTTCATCAGGGATATCAAAGCACTCCTTTACTCTCATATAAACAAAAGGCCAGGATTCTCTTTTTTTCCGCTCAGGGGACCATGGAAAACCATCAGGTTTTTCAACACCTTTTTCTACTTCAAATCTCATCTTATTCTCCTTAAGTTTAAACTTAAGTTTAAACTCTATCTAAGGGTTTGTCAATGAAGGGCTCCCTATTGTTCTTTTGCTGATAGGAGTGAGTTTTTAAAAACGGAAATTTCAGTCTCACGGACACCCCAGTGTATTACGTCTATAAAACACTAGTGTAAGACATCTGTAATGCCTTGTAACCCTTATACTACCTACTTCTCCTGTCTGTGATACACCAATTACGTCCATATCGACTCAACCCCTAAGGACCTCACTACTGTGCCCGTCAAAAAGTCTAATGAAAGCCATTTTTAACGAAATCTGCCTATTTTTTAGGCAACTCCTGTATATATATACAGTAAAACGTTAATTTATAAGGGTTTTCCCTAGGTCAGCGAACTCTTCTCCTCCAGGCCCGAACTCTAAGTAATCTAGTACTTCACCTCTAGTTAAAATGGGACCAACATAAAGGCTCTTGATCCTTGGTTCACGATCCTTGAACGGCGCACCATAATACTCGTAACTAACCCCGTTAACGTCCGTCAGAACGATCAATTGCAAAGGTTGATACCCTGGCTCCATCTCCACTGTAAAGTCGCTCTCAATCATGTTTAACTACCTCCACAGGCGATTGTGTCTCAATCCAAACATGCGCTCCACACGATAGAGGTTGATCCGGGCTATAAATCACTTTACTTGGCCCATGGATCATGACTTCATGCGCATACTCATTGCTTTTGTACGTTTTAACAGTCAAAACGGGGTCATTCACACCCTTTTTGCGATTAGATTTAATAACATGTTGGTTGACGTGAATGATCGTCTTCATTCTTGTGGCTTTTTCTTTTCCAGCTCACCTAATTTCTTAGCAAGACGCTCTGCAAACAAGTCAAAAAGCTCATCTTGGGCTGATTTCGAACTCTTTTTGCTTAAATTTTGAGCAACTCTAGGGTTTACCCTAGGTTGTTGATTGACCTTGTCTTTAAGCGCCTTGGCCTGTTGTTGCATTAAATCCAATTGTTGCTCTTTGGTCGTCAGCCTATCCCTCGAGTCTGTCCCCATTAAAAGGGTATCCCCTTGGCGCTGTGCCGTGGCCAGCAATCCGGCAATCTTTTGATCCGCCCATTTCTGGGTATCTTCCCAATTCATTTCAATCTCCTTGGTCATGCTTCCAGTTTACCTTCCTGGACGGCTTTCTCAAACACTTCTAATAACCACCCTGGCATCGAGCATATCCACGTTCCGTCCTTTTCCCAAAAACGCAAATTAAAGTCATAGACCATAATATCTCTGTGACTCATTTCTCTTGTGCCTTTCTTAATTGCTTTGTTTCTTTGCTGTTTCGTCTAGCCCTAAACTCAATGACTAACCCACGCCATTCCTTACGCACTCGAAAATCTAAGTCATGCACTAAATTACAATCACAACAAGCCATTTTGTAACCTTTACGAATGGGTCTAATCCATTGGGTGTAATCGCCAACATTTTCAACTTCGTGCTGTTCGTATTTAGTCATTTTTTCTAGCCTCCATCATTGCATCAGCGTATTCATAAGCAGCAAATACATTTCCTTCAACAGTAAAACCAACATTATTTCCTGCGTAACATCCAGCTATTAAACCTTGTATAGCTTTAGCTGCAAAGTAATCTCGTAAACTTATTTTTTCATTAAATAGCTGATTAGCGACATTTTTCACATCATCATAGTTATTAAGCGACATTTTAGCTTTCAACGCCTCTATTTCAGCTTGTTGCTTGAGTACAAAAGATTCTAATTTATCTATATCATCGTCTGTAAAATAAACTTTATATTTTGTTTTGTCGTCAGGGTCACGAAGAAAACGAAACCCATAATCATTGCCCCAGATTTTTAACCCGTCTATATCTCTAAATATTCTTGCGTTCATTTCTCTTGTGCCTTTCTTAGTATTGCTCTAGCAAATTCAATATGGTCAGATGCCGCACGAAATAAATTTGTTATTTCTTCATCTGTTAGTTCTTTTACTGGAGGTTTAAAGCCAGCTAAATCAAAAGAACATTCCAATGTTTGATTGGGTGTGTATTCTTTTACTGGCGGTCTTTGCCATAACACTTCCACAATCCTATGCTCATCATCGGTATAGGTAACGGCTAGTAGTTCTCCTGTTTGTTTACTCTTTTGAAGTGATAGGTGCAGTTCTTTTGCTGGATGGGCATAAAGTAATTCACCCTCAACTCTAGTCTGCCAATCACTACCACTTCCTGAGTCCATGTATTGATAGCCGTATCCATCAAAGTCATAGCGAATCGCTACTGGTTCATTGTTCATTTCTCTACTTTTTAGTGTATTCGGTGGTAAGCGCTCTTGGGGTGGGCCAGCATACTGCGAATTACATGATCAATATCATTAAAATAGGCAATATGCCAGCCATCCTCGTCCAGCACTTTAAAGGTCACTGCTTGCTCCAATTATTAGCCTTGGACAAAAAGTCTAAAGCCTTGTCAAACTGTTGCTGTAAATTTTCAATCTCTTCTTGCTGGCGGACAATAATATTGGCGGCCTTCTTGTATCCTAAAGCCTGAAGCTCGCCAGCGGTCCGTAAAACATCGTCCTTGTTCATCATTCCATCTCCTCAGGTGGGAAAGGCCGTAAAGTAAAGCTACCATCAGGGTGCTTGATCATCTCCCAGCCAAAATCCTTAGCGTGCCAAAGGTTGGGGAGCGCCATCCGATCTAAATTACCTTGAAGCTTAATAATCTCGGATTGCAAGTCAATCACATTTTTGGAAAGCGTATTAATAATGCTCTGCTGGGCATGAATCTGTTCCCGTAGATACGTCTCCGGAGAACTACTGTCATCAAACAGGCCATAGAATGGGATAGGCTCTACCATGGTGGTGTTTCTCCTGAAGGATAGACTACACAAGCTTCGATCAGCTCTTCATCACGAAACACTAGGCGTAAATTGCAATCCCCTGGCTCTGCTGTGTTGTCTATATCTAAAAAGTCATCATCAAACGGATCAATGGTGACGTTGACGTCATACTCTGCCCAAAACGGCTTAGCAGGCTCTTCGATAGCGCCAGGACGCACACGATATTCAATATTATCAAACCAACCTGGCTCGGGGACCGTGATCCATGATCCTCGTTCCGGGTTAAATGCTTCAATCTCATAACCATCGGCCCAGGCTTTAATAAACTCGGCGTGTATTTTAGGAGTACTCATTATTTGCTACCTTTCTTTGTAGGGACATCGGATTGCGGTACGGGTGGTACGGGTTTAGACTTCTTAAATATTTCATCAAAGTGATTACGAAAATGGTCGTTCACGGGTTTTTGTTTCTCATTGGTTTTGTAATTCATTAAAAGCGCTCACTTCTGCCATGGTAAAAAGATTCATTAAGATAAGGGGTCACTGGCGCAAGTAAAGCGCCCACCCCTGGCATGGGTCCGACTAATACGTCGGGGTTACTGCGGTCATACAAATCAAACGCATTGCCACGCTCCATCATGGGCAGCTCCGTTGCAAAAACTGGTGCTAGATTCCTGTTCCCTGAAAAGCCAGCAGCGTAAGCATTATTACTACCCGGGGTCACAGCGACACGGGGCACTTGCTGGGCAATAGTAATGGCAGGCGTTAATAGTGCGATTAGTAATGCGGTAGCGAGTTTCATAATTTCCTTTCTAAGTGCGTATTATACCATACTATTTACTGAAGTGGTCGTTCATGTCTCCATCTTCCCACTGCCAACCAAACGTTTCTTCGGTAGCCTTGATCTGCGACTCTGTCCCCTTTTTCCGAACATAAATACGAAGGCTCTCTCCAATCACCCAACAGCCTACGTTTTTAGGTTGGTTGAAAATCTCTATGTGACCCGGGTCTATACGAAACACGGAACCAGGCTTGATGTCTTCATAAGAAGCGCCTTGGTCCACGATATGTGGAATGTTGTTCTCGCTCATTTGCGTCTCTTCCATGACCATACAATGTATTTAGCACGCAGGTCTTTATAAACTTCACAGGCTAATTGATACACACCATACACACAAGCGGCCGCAAACCAAAAGGCCAAAGCATCAATAAAGATTTCCATTATCTTTCTACTCCTTGTAATCGGTCGGCTACTAATTTTGCGTAACCTGCAATATCAATCCATGAATCGTGGTAATGGGGATCGCCACTAAGGATTCTGCCTAATTTATTGGCAATCAAGTCCAGTGATTCTTTCATGTCGTGGTCCATAACCTGATAATTACCCTGAGCACGCATAATCCGTTTTAACTGCTGGGAAACCCGAGCTACGTTAAGATATTTGCCATAGCGCTCGCCACGCTCAGCTAGTGTTTGATCAATTGAAATATTTTCTAACATTTGTTTTGTATGCTCACGGTTTTCTTCATTTGTCATTGGTTGTGCGCTCATTATCTGAATCCACTCTTTCTCGGTGAAAAAACAAACGTAGCTTGATGCACGTCCGGCTTGGGATCGACAGCAGGGTCCGCCAAAGCCATGATATTCCAGCCAAAATTACAATATAGGCAACTACTAGGGCCAAACATGCGCTTAACGTAACGAAACTGAAAGAGGCCGTTACAAACCACCATGCACCATCCTTCTTTTGCATTGTCATTGTCCTTGATTGTGGGATCGCCCTTGACTACGGTGGTATACGGCGCTTGTATATAGCGTAACCCATAGCTATACGCAGCATTTCTCCAAAGCCATTTCATTTTTGCATAGTAGCCTGTGCCATTACGAGCAATTGCTCCAGCATCTCCATCTAGCGTGTTATCTGGAGTCATGAACCAATTAAGCCAGGTAGGTAATACCGGACCGATTGCACGATAGCTGTGATTATCACACCACCATTCTTTTTGCACAGCAAACAACGGAAGGATTGGTGTCAATGGGTAAGCCACAAGGTAAGTAAGCACCAAGCTGATCGGAACCATGATGAGGTATTTGAGATATATCATATTTGATATCCTGTTTTAGATTTTTTGATGATCGTGAAGTTATCTGCCGGGTAGCGCATCTTCTGCGGTGAGCCTTGCACGTCCCAAATCACAATCACGGTCTCGTCTTCCACAGTAAAACAACCCTCTGAGCCATATCCCTCGGACGTGTAGTTATACGCTCGATTAAGATTTTTGTAGGTCTTACCATCTGAAACGCATACTTCGTTGGTCAGGACAATCTTGCCACCACCTTTGTTGGGCATGGAGGCAATGGTCTCGGCTTGGCAGTTATTGGCGTAAAAAAATCCCAGCGTATAAAAAATAACGGCAACAACTATTGGATTTCTGAGAAATTTAAACATTATCTAATCCTCGTAACTTTGTTATCGGGATGGAGAATCCACTTAGGTCCGAGCTCTCGAATACGCTGCTTAATAGCACGATCGTTGCGAGCTCTCATCTCTTCAATCTCTTTGTCAGACATACGACCATAGTAGATTGTATCTTTGACAGGATTCCAGACTTTTGGCTGTCCTATGAACTCCCTTTCAAAAGACTTCATGATTTTTTTGAGCAAATTCATAGTGACACCTCGCAAACCTTGTTCTCGATATCTGCTAAAAGGTCGGGGTAAGAGCAAACCATTTCCCAAACGCTAGTGCTAGTGCCATCCGGAGCAGTAATGCGTACGTCATGAAGATCAACGTCACCGGTGTAGCCGATGTCATTCTCAGGGCCAACAACCTCACCATACACATCAAGCTCGGTATCACCAACAGTAACTGTAGTGATGTAGTATTTGGCGCTCTCTTTGTTCCAGCTATTTGCACTTAACATGATATTTCCTTTCTGATTTCTAAGTAAGTATTATACACTACTCTTTTGGTGTGTGCAACTCTAATATTTTCTGCCATCTTGCTGGCCCTAAGATAGCGACAGCATCAAAGCACATCGGGATTACTGTTTGCAGCTTTTTGATCATTTCAGCATCTACAAAGCCCTTACTGATCTGAAAGAGCATGGTCATCACTTCAATACGGGACTCATCCACAGTATTAAGCCATGCTTCCATGTCTTCTTTTGTTAGTTTTTGCTTTTCTTCACTCATTACATCACCTGTTCGTATGCAGTATCAATTAACCAAGTCATTTCCCCGCCAATGGTGCGGCTGTCAACTTGGGCCATGTCCAACAACTTTTGATAAGACTCTTTTCGAATAGCAATCGTCACCCAAGGCTTACTGCGCTTGGACGGCGAGGCTTGTTTCTTCGGCTCTTTCTTACTTTCTTTCATGTTTTCTCCATGTATCGAAAATTATTATACACTATTTTGCCTCACCCCAAGAAGGACCGATCTCAACGTCAACCCTACTAGGCACTTCAAGGCGTACAGCATCGATCATGATCTGCGCCGCTTCTTCTGCTTCCTTCTTATTCTTAACAGAAAGCGCTACTTCGTCATGCACTTGCAGTAATACCCTGTACCCTGCCTTGTGCAAGGCCACCATCGCCGCCTTGGTTTGATCCGCCGCAGAGCCTTGTATCAACTTGTTTAAACCCTTGTACGTGTAAGCACGCTTGATCCGTTGGCCATATTTAATGATCGCCTCATCATAGGGTAATGCCTTATTGACACCCCACTCCATTGGCTCCCAAAGAGGAAAGCGACATTTACGACCTAATAACGTACGTATCGTGCCGTTAGCCGCTTGGTGATCAATGCGCTTCATCACAGCGCTCACTGTTCCTTTAAGAAAGGGAACATTTAAGTGAAACTTGCGAATCAAAGCATCCGCCTCATCTAGCTCCAAGCCCAGGCTCCCTGCCATCTTTGCCTTGCCCATACCATACATAAGACCTAGGCCAATCGTCTTAGCCGCCTTCCGGGACACCCCAGCCATGTCTGCCACCATTTGATGGAAGTCAGTAGTGTCATCCGTCTTGTATCCTTCTGCCGCTTCATCAGCACCAGGAAGATTAAGCAAGGAGGCATAGTGGACCATGATCCGTGGTTCTTGTTGCGAGAAGTCATTTGCTGCCCACAAGTCTCCCTC